ATTACTTTGGAACTACGTAGATTGTAGAAATGAATTACACATACGTTGGTTAAAATGGTGTGGATTTAAATTCTTACGGAAAATTCCTTTTGGAAAATTACAACAACCATTTTATGAGTTTATAAAAATATGTGCGACCCAGTCACGGCAGTAGCCGTAGCAAGTGCAGGATTACAATATCAAACTGCAAAGCAACAACAGAAAAACGTAGAAGCACAGCAGAAAAGACAAAACGCTTTAGCAAAAGCAAATGCTTTACAAAGATATGCGTCTGAACAATTAAAGATTAGACAAAATATAAAGCAGACTAAAGAAAAAGGTTTTCAAGCTACATTAAAAGCAAGACGAGCAAGAAGTGAATTTATATCAGGTGCAGGTGAAGCAGGAATAGCTTTATCAGGTTCAACTGAAGCATTACTAGCAAACTATTATAGAACTGAAGGTAATTACAAAAGTTCAATTGCTAGAAATTTAGGAATTAATATTTCTCAATACGAAAGAAATATGGAAGCAATTCAGTTCGGACAGGAAAGACAATCTACTTATGTGCAACCACCTAATCCTGAATTATTGTTTGCTTCTTCAGCATTAAATGTTGCCAATACTTATTACAGTCTTGAAGCACAGAAAGAAGCAATGGGTTTAATGACTAACAAACAAAAATCTCAATATATTAGAGACGACTTAGGAAGTTCATAATGGCTAGAAGAAGAAATACACCTGATTTAAATTTAGCACCTGAATTACCTGAAATAAGAAGTTCAGATTTTAATTTATTTTATAAACCTGATGTTGCACCAGTAGATAAGTCAGTACAAGTTTTTGCAAAATCACTCGAAAGTTTTGCTAAAGGTGCTTTGACTTCAATGGCTTTAAATGAAGAAAAGAAAGAAAAAGAAACAAATGAAGCTGAAGCTATTAAATCTTACAATGAAAATAAAATAGCATTTAGTAAAGCTGTTGAAAAAGGTCAAATTCCTAAAGAAGCTAACCCATATTTTATAGAGAAATATAAAGAATTAGAATTAAATACTAAAGCAGAACAGTTTAAACAAAAAGTATTTACTGAATATGCTAGTAAAAATGTTTTAGAAAATCCTGACCCTGACGCTTTCGGTAAGTTTTATACTGACGAACTTAAAAAGTTTGTTGCTGAAAATAATCTAGGTGTTTACGACCCAGTACAATTAGAAAACGGATTTTTTACTAAAACAGCAGGTACAAGAAGTCAGTTATTACAAACTCACGTATCTTCACAAATGAGTAAAATAGGTGAAGACTTTAATTTAAGATATAAAGAAAACATTCAGGTCTTCTTTGATAAAACACAAAGTATTGAACAAATAGGTGCTAACGTCACAAACTTTATAAAAGGTTCTAATGGTGTTGTTAGTAATTCTACTGCAAGAAAATTATTATTAGAAAGTTTAACTGAATATGCTTCAGGTACAGGTGATGTAGAGTTTGCACAAAAACTTCTTAGAGAATTACCTAAAAATATTAAATTAGGAACTGATGTTTTATTTAATGTAAAAGCATTAGAAAATGATTTTAACGCTATCAAAGAAGCTATTGATGACAGAGTAGTACAAAAGCAAGATGATGAAATTAAAATTAAACAAAATGCAAATACTTTAGAAAACTTTGATGTAATAGATTATGCAAATGAATTTAGTACTTTGTCTGAAGCACAAGCTGATGAAAGATTTAAAAGTTTTTCTTTTTCAAAACAAGAAAAGATAAAAGATAAATTTAAAGCTAGAGAAGTAGGTTTTGGTGCTAAGAACGATATTAATGTTGATAAAGATATAGATAAATTACTTAGAGAAAGTAAGTATGATGACGCATTAAAATTATTAGATAAAAGTATTCCTAAAATTAAAGAAAGTTATTACAACAAAAAATTAGAAGAAATTAAGTCATTCAAGTTTACAGACAAAGATGGTCTTCTTTCTGATGATGGTTTTGAGTTCTATCAAGGTGCTTTAACACAACTTGCTGAACAAGGTGCTAAAAATCAAAAGTTTGGTAGCTATGATACTTTAATAGGTCAAAAGTATGAAAATAAAGTTAGAAAATGGTTAAAAGATAATCCTATTAAAAACTATGCTTCACAGACTGAAAGAGAAGAAGCATTTAAAGCATATACAAAGAAACTTTACTTTGAAGAAAAAGATAAACTTCTAGAAGCGAATAAAATCACAACTACAGACGGTAAAGTCACAGTAGAAGGTGAAAACAATACAACACCAATAATAGTGAACAAAGAGGATTTGTAATAAATGATACAAAAGACATTTAATAATCAGAATTACCAGTTTCCTGAAGGTACAACTGACGAGCAAATTGAAGATTACTTCAAAAAGATAGACCCTGACAGAAGGGGAGTTGTAGCTGATATTGGTTTAAGTGCTGTAGATGGTGTTCGTGACGGACTTCAAGCAACAATAGGTCTAGTAGATGATTTAGGTGACACTTTAGGAGAAAAGCTAAACATTGGTAAGATACAGTTTGGAAGTGACGCTGAGAATGGATTTCTTGGTTATAAAGAATACGACAAACTTACAGAAAAAGAATTACAAGAAAGAAAAGGTGATTTCATAGAATTACCTGACTTTGAACGTGACCCTGATACAGTTGCAGGTGAAGTCACTAAAGGAGTAGCACAATTTCTTACTGGTTGGTTTACAGGCGGTAGAGTTTTAAAAGGTGTAAAAGCAGTCACAGGTGCAGGTAAAGTTGCTAAAGCTACTGGAAAAGGTGCTATTGCAGACTTCCAAGCATTTGATGAAAACACAGGTAGACTAGTAGATATTGTAAATGAACACGCACCATCTTTATCTAATCCAGTATTTGATTACTTAGCTTCTGACCCTGATGACGCTTGGTATGAAGCTAGATTTAAAAATGCACTAGAAGGTGCAGGACTAGGTTCTTCTCTTGAAGGTACATTCAAAGCGTTTAGATGGTACAAAAATAAAAAATCTCAATCTTCAGGTCAAAAATATAATAAGAAACAATTAGAAGAAGATGAAAAGTTTCTATCTAATGCAAATGAAGAAGACATTGTTGTCACAAAATATAGACCAATGTCTGATGAGTTTAATCAAGAATTTACAAAGAATTTAGAAAAAGATTTAGAAGATAGTATCTTCGGTGCATACAAAGACGCACAAAAACAATTTACTGAAGGTTCAGTTTATAATCCTAATAAAAAAATCAAAAGCAGAGACTTTGATAATTTATTAGATGACTTAGATATTTCTTACAATTTCAACATTAAACAAATGATTGAAATGGATAAGAATGGATTAATTAGTGAAGAAGCATTTACAAAAGCATATTCAAAATTAATCAGAGATAAAAAGATTGTAGTCACAGATGACCAAGTAGAAAGAACAGCTAAAAAATTATACGAAGGTAAACCTAACGTACTTGAAACAGATATTGTTAGATTAGCTGATGATTTAAAACAAGCACCTGCAAAAGTAGTTGCTCTTAATGCTTATAGAAACTTTTTAAATAATTCTATGAAGCGTATAGCCATTCTTTCTTCTAAAGAACCTAAAGCTAAACAATTATTGTTAAGAGTATTTTTACCTAAACTACAATTAGTTAATGCAGGTAAGACAAGTATTAGTAGCAATATTGCTAGAACACAAAGATTACAAGCAACGTCATTTGACACGCCAATTGCAAGAGACCAAGAAACTTTAATTAAAGAGTTTGAAGAATATGGTGGTGATGTTGATGAATTTATCAGAAAGATAGGTGCTTCAGGTAATGCAGATGTTTCAAAAGTTCTACAATACGCAAGAGAAAATAGAACTTGGGACGTATTAAATGAAGTATGGATTAATGCTCTTTTATCTAATCCTAAAACACACTTAATCAATATGTCTTCAAACGTATTCAATATGTTTGTAAGACCATTAGAAAAAGCTATTGGTTCAAGATTAATATTAGGTAATTCAAGAAAAGCACAAGCACTAAGAGCAGAAGGTAAGAAAGCGTTAGGTTCTTATGTTGCTATGGGTCGTCATTTAAAAGACAGTATTAAGTATGCAGGTATAGCACTTAAAAATGAAGACGCTATTTTAACTTCAAGAACAAAATTAGATACACCTAGAAAATCTATTCAGAAAACTAAATTAGTTGAAGGTGAAGAAGTTTTAGATGACAGCTTTAGTGGAAAATTAATTAATAACTTAGGTAAGATTGTTAGATTACCTTCAAGATTTTTAACTGCTGAAGATGAGTTCTTTAAACAAATTCAATATAGAGACCATCTTGAAAAGTTTGCTTTTGATAAAGCAGTTAGAGAAGGAAAAAGTACAACTAAAATAGTTGCTAATGATGTAGTGACTAGAAAACCAATTACAGAATTTGAACAAGCTGTCGTAGATAATTTTAATGAAGGTTTTGATAAATACGGTAGAGCAAGAATTAAAAGTGTTCTTAAACAAGCAGAAGAAGGTACTTATACAAATGAACTTACAGGTATCTTTAAAAGAATTGCAGATACAACAAATGAATATCCAATTCTAAAACAAATACTTCCGTTTACAAGAACACCAGTAAACTTAATGTTAAATGTTGTAGATAGAACACCATTAGGTTTTATTAGACAAAATTTCAGAGACGATTTCTTTGGTAGAAACGGTGCTACAAGAATGGCACAAGCAAGAGGTGGTTTAGCAACAGGTTTTTCAATGATGACTTATGCAAGTTATCTTTGGTCACAAGGTTATATCACAGGAGTACAAGGTCAAACTACTGGTGAGAAAATTACAAAATCTTATGAAGCTAAACAGTTTAAGAAAAGTACAGGCAGAGTTCCTTATGCTTTCAGATATTATGATGAAGAAGCAGGTACTTATAAATATAGAGAGTTCGGTAGATTTGACCCATTTGGTGCTTTCTTTGGATTAGTTGCAGACTTCAATACTTTCTACGACCAATTAAATGAACAAGAAGCACAAAGATTAGGAAGCAACACTATGATTTTAATTGCAAGACAAGGTGGTGATGTTTCTGATTATTTAGATGGTGGTACAAAACTTGCTAATGCTACTTCAGCTATTGGTTCAGCAGTCACAAGAAATTTAGTTTCTAAAACTTATTTAAAAGGTTTAGCAGATTTTATGGAAACTATAACTGATGACGACCCAAATAAATGGTCGAGATATGCAAAATCTAAATTCGGTTCTTTTATTCCAAACATTTATGCAAAATTTGTAAATGACCCATTCTATAGAGATACAAGAAGTATCTTAGATGAAGTTAAGAAAAGAAGTGGAACTGCTGAAGTTGAATTTAAATATGACTTTAGAGGTGACGCTATGAGAATACAAGGTGATGAAACTCAAAGATTTATAAATGGTGTCTTTAATCCTTTTGGAGAAACTACACAAAAGATAGACCCAGTCGCAGACGAAGTTATTAGACTAGGAATAAACTTACCTAGTATGAAAACCAATTTGAGAGGAGATATTGATTTAACTCTTTTTGTAAATAAAAAAGGACAAACTGCTTATAACAGACAACAGGAACTTTTAAGAAAAGTTAGAATAGGTGGTAAGTCTTTAGACCAAGCAATGCAAATTGCTATTACTTCAAGTGGATATAAGAAACTTAGCGAACCAACTGCTATTGATAGATTAAATAGAGACGAAGGTGGTAAAGCTAAATTACTTAAATCAATTGTTAATGATTATCATACAGCAGTAGAGGAATTACTTATGAAAGAAGCTACATCATTTAGAAGTACAAAAGATGATACAGGCAACTTTACACTTCGTAATTCTATGGACGCTGTAAATAATAATATTAACAAACTTAAAACAGGAATTAACCTTAAACCTAACGACTTAAATAGTCTTTACGAATTTTCTAAATAAATATGCCAACATACTACGCCCAAGTTTCCTATACAGGAAATGGTTCTACTACTACTTACGCTATTACTTTTAACTTTTTAGATAGTACTCACGTAAAAGCATTTATAGATGGAGTTGAAACAACAGCATTTACTATTTCATCTTCTAATCTTACTTTCACAACTGCACCTGCAAATAATTCAGCTATTAAAATAGAACGTCAAACACCTATTGACGGTAGATTAGTAGACTTCACAGACGGTTCAGTTTTAACTGAAAGTGACTTAGATAAATCAGCAGACCAAAACTTCTATG